ATTATAGATAATTCAAAATGAATGTTCGGGATAGGCGAAAAACAATAGATATAAACCAAATTATAAGTAACGGGTATCAAATTTATTATTCAGCCGGAGGTACTGATGAGATTTTTGTTATATTTCATGGACGAGATAATACAACTTATCAAGGTGGTATTTGGAAATTGAGAATACGTTTTCCACCACATTATCCTTACAAAGGCCCAATCATTAATTTTATGAATAAAATATTTCACCCAAATATAGAATCAAAGGCTGGAACAATTTGTTTAAATTTAATTGGTTCTGACTGGAGTCCAACTTATGATTTATTAAGTGTATTAAATATATTTTTGCCAGAATTATTAGAAAATCCTAATGCGAGAGATCCTTATAATTCAGAAGCAGCAAAATTATATAATGAATCTACAACTAAATATACTAAAACTGTTAGAGAATATATCATAAAATATGCTTCAAGTTTGGAAGACTTAATTCCAAAAGAAAATGAATTTAAAAAAGATTTTCCTGGATTTGGATTTTTAGGTAGTGATGATGATGATGTGATGATTATTTAATCCATGTCACCTGCGATACGCATTAAATCATGTTCTACATTTCCTATAAATTTTGGACAAATTCCAGAAATTAATTTAGTTGCTTTATCTTGTATATTAGTAATTTTTTTTTGAAATTCGAGAATATTTATATTACCATATTTTTTAATATCTTCGTCGATTGCTATATCTCTTAATGCCCAAAGATATCCTGCTCCATAGTTAGCGTGTAATAATGCTATAAGAGGACTTTCATCTTGAGTTGCTGCTGCTGAATAACGAGCAGATTGTCTAATTAAAGTTTGAATTGTTTTTTTTTTTAATTGTTCTAATGGATTTTCTGCGCTTGGTGAAATTTTAGCCCACATGTTTACATCATTTAAATCAGACATTCTATTTATATAATATCATTCTATAAAATTATATAAATGGGACTGGTTTTTTTTATTTTAAATTAAATAAATAAAATTGGATAAGATTAACGTTTAGACGGTTGTCCCATTTCCCAGTAAGAAATTGGTTGTTTGATAATCTTTTTCTGTGATTGGATACATTTTTTGTAGCAATTTTTCTTAAGAAATTTAATCATGTTTCCACGTTTGTATAGTCCCAAATTCATTGTGAAATCTGTAGTTTTAATACAAGAGTTCAAACCATTATTCAAATTATGACATCGATGAAGTTTGTTGTTTTGAGACATTATTCGTGTAGTATGCGATCAAGTTTATGTAAATATGATTAAAAACGATTTTTATTTTTAATTAAAATGTTTTTACATTGTTTGTCGAACTAACCAAATAATAAAAAGAACAATAAGTATGAAAAATAACATTTTTGGAAATTTGGATATTGGTTTATATGTATTAAATGTTTCTTTCCAAACAGGCATTTTATTACTGACTTTAATATCACCACCTACATTAACTTTTGTATTTATACGGACATCTGCTTGTGTTTTTCCAAGATTATTACTTACTTTAGAAATTGGTATATTTTTAATATTTGGATTTAAATTTGGTTGAATAGTTCTAATTGTATCATGTTTTACAGATAATGCTGCTTTTCGTTTTTCTTCGGCATTTCTTATCGCTTGTGCTGCTTTATAATCAGCATCATTTTTATTCCATTTAGATTGTTGGAGTCTATTTTTTCTTTGTTGTTTTAATTTTTGTGCTTGTTCTGCTGCCTTTCTTCTCGCTCTCATTTTCGCAATCCAACCCCATTTAGTTGCTCTTTTTTTTCTTCTTGCATATGCTCTTCTTCTTGCTAACATAATAGCCCTTCTTTTAGCTGCGAGTGAGTTTCTTCTTGCTGTCTCTCCAGTACCAAGTCTTTTTGGATTACAATAATCCCATCTCTTTCTTCGATTAGTTGTATAACACCAAATAGTTTTAGAATTATCACCATTTCTACAATAATTATGATTTCCAACACCATATCTTTTTCTCCTATAATTGTATTTTACCTTATTATTTCTTTTATGTGGGCGGTCTCTACTCCAATTTTGGCATTTATATCCTTTTCTAGTAACAGTTTGACATCCTCTATAATTATAACCTTTTCGACTAATTTTTTCATTACAGGTTCCACCAAGCCATTGTGCTGAAAATTTTTCCCAAACCCAACCTCTTGGAATACCTTTGCCTTTTGCTATATATGATGATTGATCCATCCAACCATTACTATGAGCACGAAGATATGTATTATGGTATGTTCTTAATGCGAATTTACCTCCACCAACATCTTCAATCCAAAAACGTTCCCATGCCCATCCAGCTGGATAAGAATTGTAATTAGGTCTGCGTCCAGATTGGTCAATTGTTTTTTTATTATTACGAGCCCTAAGGTATCTTTTATGAGCACCGAATAATGCAACACAATTATAACCATATCGCGGTAATCTTTTAACAGTAAATATTTCCCAAGCACCTGCTCCACCTTGTGTAACGTGAACTCCATTGTTTCTCATAGAAACAAAATTATTTCTCCATGTTCTTAATCTTAAAGTAGCACCGTTTTTCCATTTATTCATAAAAGTTTTAGATCTACCTCTAGATCTTCTTCTACTGCCAAATTCAATACCTGCCCTCATAGTAATATGGTTTGACCAAGATTTAATATTAAGTTGAATTTCGTGTGTAACTTTATTTACTGGTGCTTTTACAATACCATTGTTGCTACCTGCTCTTTTTCTTCCTATTCTTACCCACCTATTTGATGCGTTTTTATAATATAAATCAAATTGTTTTACATATTGACCATGAGCACCATTGATTCTTCCTTGAGTTAATACATTTTTAACAAATTGTTTTCGAAATTTCATATTAATCCATTGATTAACTCTATTTGTTCCTGCCGACCATCCTTGTGGAGAATTAATTTGAGGAGTAAAATGACGGCTTTTTCCATTAGCCCAAGAACTAGAAACTCTATAAATAATTTGTCCAATTCTGAGGGGACCTCTACCACCTCTTCTACTTCTACTTCTTCTTTTTGCCATAGCGGCTCTTCTTGCTCTTAGGATAGAGGCTCTTCTTGCTCTTAGGATAGAGGCTCTTCTACTTCTAGATGGTCTACGTCTTCTTCTTCTAAATGGACTACGTCTTCTTCTACTTCTACTTCTTCTTTTTGCCATAGCGGCTCTTCTTGCTCTTAGGATAGCAGCTCTTCTACTTCTACTTCTACTTCTAGATGGTCTACGTCTTCTTCTACGTCTTCTTCTACTTCTTCTTCTAGATGGTCTACGTCTTCTACTTCTTCGTCTTCTTCTACGTCTTCTTCTCCATCTAAAATCTTCTTGTCCATTGTCTTGAACTTTATTATCTAAGTTTTTAACATCATCATCTAAAGTAATATTCATAACTAACTTATATATATTAAATTAATATAATATATTAGAATACAAAAATTGAATAAAAAAATATTATTAAAGAGTAACAAACAATGTCAGCCGATTATAAATTAATGAATGATAATAATGATACTAATAATATAAATACTTCATATTTAATAAAATTAGGAGTACCTATTATTGGTGGAATTATTGGTGGTTTGACTGCGGGTCCAATTGCTTTACCTACTGCTATTGTTGCAAAGGTTGGTGGTGGAGTCATAGTTTGTGGTGCTAGTACAGTAGGTGCTATAATGGGTGATATATCAAGACGTTTAACAGAAAGATTTTATATGTTAAAATATAATAAAGAATTAGATGATAGTCAATGGAATCTAATTCATGAAAATTATATTAATGACGAATCCTGTCCTAAGTTTATGACCCCAGTCTGTTATAAAAACGACACGAGAAAATATATAAAAAAAATTTTAGACTCAAATAGAAATAATTTTTTTACAGATGTAAATCGCGATTTTTTTGAATTATATAAACAAAAACGAACGCGTAATAATAGTTGTACAGTAATAATTTGTGATGTTTTAAATTATTGTAAATATTTATGTAAGACATTTGAATATGTATTTCACTATATGGACAATGATGATAAGAGTTGTTGTTTTAATGAAATAGAACTTTATATTTTTTCACATGTGTATAATAATATTATTCATGCTTATAAAGAAAAATATAGAGAAGAAGATGAAAATTTTTATAGACGATGTTTAGAATTAAGAAATCACTTAGAAGATGATATTGTTGAAATTGGAAAAAAGTTAAATAAAAGAAAATGTTATCAATTTTTAAAAGATTTTGAAAATTCATATACTCCTAAAAAAAAATTAATAGCAATAGAATCATTAATACGAACAATTCCAGAAGGAAATAATTTATGTTCAGATGATTTAATAACTGCTTTAATTTATATTTTGGTAGATTATTTACCAACACGTATATATTCTAATTTAGCATTTATTGATGATTTTAGAAGTCATAATAATGGTTTATATGAATATCTATATATTACGTTATTTTGTGCTGTTAAAACAATCGGTGAATTAAAAAGGTGTTAAATATTAAGATATTTATAAAAATATATAAAATGTTTAATAATCCAAGTCAAAAATTAGTAAAATTAGATAAACCACTTTCAATTGGTGGTCGTCGTCGAACAAGAAAGAAAACTTTATCACATAAAAGACTAACAAATCCACTAGGACGTCCATTAAATATTATTTTTTGTTTACCTGGGACACCATTTAGTAATAAATTTCTAATGGGATGGACAGATTTAATTACATACTGTCTTACACATGAAATTTCACCTATTATTTCAAATAGATTAAATAGTAATGTTTATTTTGTTAGAAATGCTGTTTTAGGTGGGGATGTACAAAATGGTATCAAACAAAAACCTTTTGGTGGTAAAGTTAAATATGATTATTTAATGTGGATAGATAGTGATCAAGTTTTTGAAGTTTCTCATTTTATTAAACTTTTGAAAGCAAATAAAGATATTGTAAGTGGCTTATATTTTATGAATGGTGGTAAAAGGTTTGCTACTGTAGAAAAATGGGATAAAGAGTTTTATAAAAAAAATGGTTGTTTTGAATTTTTAACCCCTCAAATTGTAATGGAATGGAGAAAATCGAATCCAAATAAATTGATGTCAGTTGAATATACTGGGTTTGGGTGGATTCTTGTAAAATATGGTATTTTTGAGAGTATGGAATATCCTTGGTTTCGTCCAATTTGGGAAGATTTTGGAACAACTGAAAATGGCGATCCAATAAGAGAGTTCGCATCAGAAGATGTCGGATGGTGTAAAACAGCAATAGAGAAGGGATATAAAATTTGGATAGATACAGATGTTATTGTTGGTCATGAAAAACTAATTATTTATGGTACAAATAAATCATTAGATTAAATATTGATTGTGTTATCTTTAGGAAATAAGTCTTTCATAGATTGTTGAATACGTTTATCAATATTTTTTTGTTTTTCTTCATCTGAATTAGTTTGAATTTCAACAGTATTATTAGGTGAAATGGAAATTTGTTTTTTTGCTTGTTTAATTATTTTATTGGCTTTTTGTTTTGCTTTTTTAATAATTTTTTTTGCTTCTTTTTCAGCATTTAATAAAATTTTAGCTTTTGTTTTATATATTTTTTTGTCAATATTATCATTATTTATTAGTGTTTCTGGATAAACAAAATCATCAATATTATCATCTTCATTGCTATTTAAGAATTTATCATCTATAAGTTCTTCAATTGTAATCCTAGTAGAAGACTTTGATATACATTTTTCAATTATTTGCCTTAATTTTTTATGTTTAATTTTTTTTATAATTTCTGGTTTTTGACCGTTAAGTACTTTTTGCCAAATTTTAGGTATAGTTTCACATTCAGCATAAGGTGTAGATTTAGTAATAATTTCAATAAGAGTCATACCAAACGAATAAATATCAATACGCTCATCATATTTTTCTCTATAAATTTCAGGTGCCATAAATTGTGGGGTTCCTAAAATAGTAGTAGTTATACTATCTTCCATTGTTTTAGCCAATCCAAAATCACCAATAAGAATATTTCCTGTAGTTCCATTTATAAAAATATTATCACATTTTATATCCCTATGAATAATTTTATTATTATGTAAAAATTTAATTCCATATAACATTTGTTTAATCCATTTTTTTATTATCCTGAGTTTAACCTTTTGAACCTTATTAATAAAATCCCTAAGAGAACCAGATGTTGCTATTTCTGTAATAAATACGATTTTCTTTAAATCTTTATTAATCCAACTATCATATAATTTCATAATATAAATACATTGATTTCCGCATTTATTTAAAATTTCAATTTCTTGGTAGATTTTTTTAACCGTTATTGGATCAATTGTCGATATATCTATTTCATTCCAAGCTACTTCTACTCCTTTAATTGTATCATATGCTTTATATACTTTCTTTTGCCCCCCTTTTCCAATTATATCGTTATTAAACTTAATATAATGTGAATTTTTTGATATCTCTTCATTCTCACGTGTATCTTTACTCATGTTAAAATAATGAATATCTTATATAAAGATAATATTTATTTATTAACTAATTCAAAGCCTATATCTTTAAATTAGTTACTAATTATAAATGTAATAAGACTGTAAAAGTATATATTTCTTTAAAATTAAAACTTGATTAAACCTAAACCTACTTCTTTAAATTAGTTTTGGTACATCATCCCCATCAAATTGGACGTATTTCGTATCTTTTGTCGCCTGATTAATTGCGAAAAAAACCAAAAAGCATATAACAGTAAGTTCTACTGCAAGTTGAACATTTTGTTCACCACCACCTTGATAGATGAGGACAGCTAAAAGAATCCATTTAATAAATGGAAATTTGTTAAAAGCGTTTTTAAATGCTTTTGGTGGTTCAGGAAATCCACCGAATGCACCAATCATAGTACAGATATTAAGAATAAGAGTTCTAGAATCATCAAATACTAGCATAGAAAGAATTTTATTGATCATTTGTATTGTTATATTAATATAACAATAAAAAAATTTAATTAAAATCGAATATTTGATATATTAATTAATACTATATTGAGAATATTGTAATATGACAACTCAAAAAAAAATTAAAATTTCGTGTAATGTTTCATATTCTGATGAATTTTTAAATCCATTAATTAATTCAAAATTATATAATACTTTAAATCATATTAAAACGAAAATAGATCAAGTTAATTCGCGAGAATGGAATTTTTGCCGTAATCTTTTAAATGATTATGAATATATTTGCCATAAACATCCATATGTTAATTATAATGGAAATATCCATATACCTTATCATTTAGATAAAAAATGTATTCATTCGATGAATTCTAAACGTATCCCAATGTATGAAGATGTATGTAGTCGTTCATTTTTTAAATTATGGGAAATTTTCAATTATCATGAGAAACGAATGCCTATGAAAAAAGATAGTGAAATTAGTTGTGCTTGTTTAGCAGAAGGTCCAGGTGGTTTTATTCAAAGTATTTTGGAATATCGTTGTGAAAAACCTACCAAAATTTATGGTATAACTTTAAGAGAAGGAACTCAAGAGACCACAAAATGGAATAAAAATATTTTAAATAATGAAAATATTATTCTTACAAATGGAGATGAAAATCGTAATCATGATGGTGATCTACTAAATTATGATATTATTGAATATTTTACAGATTTAGTTAATAAGGATGGTAAAGTTGATTTAGTAACTGCTGATGGTGGATATTTTATCAATACAGTAGATGAAAATATCAAAGAACAAATACATTTTCCTTTATTTTATAATGAGGCAATTACTGCTTTAGCAATCCAAAAGAAAGGAGGATGCTTTGTTTTAAAAGTATATGATATGTTTACTCTACCAATTTGTCAATTATTTACACTTTTATCAATGTATTATAAGGATGTTTATATTACAAAACCTTTAACTAGTCGTCCTGCTAATTCTGAGAGATATATAGTTTGTTTAGGATTTAAGGGAATTGGTAAAAGGGCTCTTATTAAACTTTTATCAACTGCTAAAGATATTTGTGAAAATGGTATTCGTTGTAAAGCGATTTTAGATAATGATAACTATACACAAACTAAAACTGGACAATTCGTTTCTTCTATATTTGATTCAGAATATGTAAATGAAGGAATTAAAAATTTAATTGAAATGCACAATTTACAATATATCCCAAATCAAATTGACGATATATATCAGATTATAGATTTGGTTAATAATATGAAGCATAATAATTTTAATGAATTAACAAATCGTAATTCTCTTATTTTTAAGGAATACGAAGAAATTCAAAATATTAAAGCAATTGAATGGTGTAAGAGAAATAAAATGCCTCTAAATCCAGAATATTCGATTAACAACTACATTTAAGTATAATTTATTATTATTTCAGGGACTTAAAAATCATTTTATATCGTATCATAACAATATAAAGTGATTTGGTTATTGAAATAGATTAAATTTATTAAATTATTTATAATTTAAGTTTAAAATATTTATACTAGAATTAATTGAATATGTTGTTAAC